GGAGAAAGAGACCTCTAGGCGCAAAGAAGAAGGCAAACGATTTATCGAGCAGCAAATTAAAGGCTTTTCGGAAAGGGAAAAAGACTTAGTGGCTTATGCCATAAGCGCGGGAATCCCCAAAGAAAAAGCTAACGATTGGCCGTTGAACCCTATTTTCACGCAGATGGCTTATAAAGCAATGCTTTTTGATCAGGCACAAGCCGGGATTAAGAAAAAAACCAAACCGCCGCAAGTCGTTCAAGCGATTCCTATTAAACAAATAAAGTCTAAGGGAAGTGCTAAACGCAAACCTGACCTCGTTAAAGATGCAGATAAAATGTCTGCTGAAGAATGGGCACGGCAACGCAATGAACAACTGCGGAAACGAGCAAACCCCTAACGTTAAAAACGTTAATAGCCTTAAAAGGAATTAAACATGGCTAATACAATATTAACTCCCACCGCAGTGACGCGTGAAGCTTTACGTATTCTGCATCAGAAGTTGAATTTTATTGGAACAATTAACCGCCAATATGATTCATCATACGCACAAGATGGCGCTAAAATAGGCGACAGCTTAAAAATTAGGCTACCGAACCAATACACTGTTCGTTCAGGAGCCGCTTTAAATGTTCAAGATACAACAGAGAGTTCAGTAACCCTCCAAGTCGGAACACAAAAAGGTGTTGATGTAAACTTTACATCTGCAGAATTAACATTGGATTTAGACGATTTTTCAGATCGTGTGTTAGAACCAGCAATGTCTGTATTGGCTTCTAATATTGAAAACGATGCTATTAGCATGTACAAAGATGTTAACAGCGAAGTTTCTGATGTTGGTGCTTCTGCATCGTTAGCTCTTGTATTGCAAACATCAAAGAGATTAACCGATAACCTTTCTCCTGTTTCCATGAGAAGCTTAAACTTAGAAACAACGGCAAACGCTGATCTTGTTAGTGCTGTATCAGGATTGTTTAATGATCCTAAAAAGATTGCACAGCAATACAGAGAAGGTATGGTTGCTAATGATTTCTTAGGATATTCATCTGTTTATCAAAACACTCATTGGCCTTTACACACAACAGGCTCTGATGATGGCACAGGAGATCACAAAGTTAATGGAGCTGGTCAAACGGGTTCATCTATAACTCACAACTCAGCAGGTAGTGGAACTTTCAAGCAAGGTGACATTATAACCTTTGCAGGATGCAATCGTGTTCATCCTGAAACAAAAGCGGACACAGGAAAGCTTATGCAGTTTACAGTAACTTCCGATATGTCTGCTTCTGCTGTAACAGTTGCTATATCGCCAGCTATAGTAACCAGTGGAGCAACTCAGAATGTATCTGCAAGTCCAACAAATTCGGGTGCTATTTTTAAACGTGAAAGCGATGAAAGCACAGCTATAGGAGCTTCGGCTGATTACTATGTCAGCATGGGTTATCATAAAGATGCTTTTGCTTTTGCAACAGCCGACCTTGTATTACCAAAGGGTGTTGATTTTAGTGCCCGTGAAGTAATGGATGGAGTGTCCATGAGAATCGTGCGTGACTATGATATCAATAACGATAAACTCCCTTGTCGTATTGATGTTTTATATGGTTACAAATCGATACGCCCAGAACTCGCTTGTCGTTTGGGTCTAAACTAGAAAGTAAAGGAGGGGGTTAAAACGCCCCCTCTAATACGCAGCAATGAAAGGAAAATATTATGGCTGTTGATTACTTAGGCGATAACAACCCAGACGGAGTAGTAATGGGATTATCAGCCAGCGAAAAAATTGCATTTTATAATGCTACCCCCGTTGTTCAACCATCAGGAAGTGGCGGAACAACTTTAACACTAACCTATACAGCATCAAATGGCTTTGGTTTTACAACGTCAGCACAAATGGAATCTGTTAAAGCTCAATTAGCTTACATTGTAAGTTCTTTGAAGGCTCTTGGATTGAGTGCTGGAGAATAAAAAGCCTTTCCGTGTTAATGTTAATATACACGGAGCTTGTAATAGGAAAGAAGCTGAAGAGAATGCGGCATACAGCAAATCTTTAAGCCTGCCGCAACTCTTAGACTACCCCACCACTCTTGAAAAATTAGCAGTGGTGGGTAGCAGTCCTAATATTAATTTTAAAACATTAAAGAATTGGGATGGTGACATCTGGGCCATAAATGGCACGTCTAAACTTTTATACAAACACAACATACCGCACACAATGATATCGATTGATCCTTTTAATTATGATTGTACAGGATTATTTGAAGACATTTTTAGAGGTGTTGATAAGGCAATTTTAGCAACACATTGCTCGCCGCTTATGTTTGATTTTTTAAAAAACAAAGACGTTAAAACATTTAATGCTTTACCTACAGAAGAAAATTATATCACAGGGGGAACCACGACCGCGACACGAGCACCCACCCTGGCGTTATTAAATGGATTTAAAGAAATATCATTTTTTGGATTAGAAGGATGTTTTAAAACAATATCTCATATTTATAAAGATGAGGTACCTGATTGGCACAAACTTATTATTAGAACAGGAAAAATTGATTATTTAACGTGCGTAGAATTAATGATGCAGTCTCATAATTTAGCTGCATTTATAAAAACGTTTCCTCATATTTTTAAAGACTGTTCAGGTGCAATGCTTCGCGGCATGGTTGATCATTTTGACACATGGGAAGTTGTTGGAATGAGCCAAACAATAAAATCAAATCAAGTTAAGGAAAATGCGGCATGAGCCTATTAACAATTTGTCAAAACGCAGCCGATGAGGTGGGCATTACTCAACCGTCGTCTGTTGTAGGCAACACAAATACTGAAGCTCAAAAGCTCCTGCGGTATGCAAATAAAATAGGCAACCGACTTATGAAGAAAGTGCCTTGGGAAACTTTGCGAACGGAAAGAACGTTTACAGCGTTAAACCAAGAAATACAAAATGAGATATTGCCATCAACATTTGACCGCTTTGTGCCTGAAACCTTTTGGGATCGTACAAACAGGTTTTTATTAGCAGGCCCGGTTTCATCAACAGAATGGAACTCAATGAAAGGCAGTGGCGATGTATCAGGGCGCAAGTTTTTATTAAGAGGAGGGGTTATTTCTATTTACCCTGTCCCCAGTGGTGGTCAGTTATATGCGTTTGAATACATTAGTAATTATTGGGCGCAAACGGCAGCCGGAGTTGCTAAAGAAAAATTTACACTTGATACCGACACATCTCTAATCAATGAAGAGCTTGTAACCCAAGCTTTAATTGTTGCGTTCTTAAAATCAGAAGGGTTGCCGTATTTAGAAGCACAACAAGAATACAATGAATATTTTGAAACCATGCTTGAGAATGACCAACCATCATCAGGAATTATGATGTCAGGTGATATCTTTGGCGGTGGACGACACTTTACAGGTGAGCCGGGAGCGAACACAGGATCAGAAGATGGCGATTCAAGTGGTTTATTCTGGAACACTGAAGATGGAACATGGGATGAATAATAATGGCTGATGCAGACTCCTTTACAGGAAAACTAAGACAAAACACATACAAAGACTTATTGCAGATTCCAAATGATAATAACGGAATTGATGGAACAGCGCGTAAAATTATGGATGGTGAAGGTACTGAATCACCATTAAAGCTATCAACATCAAAAGTTGATATATCGTCAGGATTTCAGTTGGGCGGTGTAGATGTTACAGCAACAGCGGAAGGTTTAAATGGAACCTCAGATATAATTTCACAATCTGAAGCCGAAGCCGGAACCGCAACAACAATTAGAGCGTTTACAGCCCAGCGTGTAGGACAAGCTATTGCAGCCTTAGCAACAGGAATTACAGCCTCCTCAACAGTAACACTTACGAACAAGACAATAGCACTAGCGAGCAATTCTGTATCAGGATCAACCGCAAATTTTAATACAGCTTTGTCCGATGGTAGTTTTGCAACCTTGGCCGGATCAGAAACACTAACCAATAAAAGTTTAACAGCACCTATTTTAACAGCAACAGATGCTACGGCAGGGGCAATACTTTTTAAAGAAGATACCGACAATGGCACCAATACGTGCACGTTAAAAGGCCCAGCTGCAACGGCTGATGTCGTTAATACATTACCAGCAGCAACAACTACGCTCGTAGGTACAGGAACAACTGACACCCTTACCAATAAAACAATTGCTTTAGGAAGTAACACTGTATCAGGAACAGAAGCTCAATTTGATACAGCGTGTACAGATACTAACTTCTTATTTGCCAATGATTTAGGAGTAAGTGTACAGGCTTATGATGCGGATACATTAAAAGCAGATACAGCAGATATTTTAACGGCGGGTTTTGCGGGAACACCTGTTAATGAAGGAACAAAAAGTTCAGGAACATTTACACCTGCCGAAACCTCTGGCAATTTAAAATATGCAGTTAATGGAGGAGCGCATACACTAGCACCGCCAACAAACAACTGTACGCTTATTATACAATATACAAACAATGGAAGTGCTGGCTCTATAACCACGTCAGGATTTACAATCGTAACAGGTGATACAATAGCAACAACGGATGGCGATGATTTCTTTTTTTATATAACAAAAAACAATTCTAAAAGTCACTTACACGTAACGGCTTTACAATAAAATGACGTTTCCGATGCCAACGTTTATGCCGGCTGTAGCAGCAACTCCAGCAATATCAAGCAGTTATCTTGCTAACTTATATGCCTCTGTTTCAAGTAACACACATACCTTTTCTGGAGCTAGTATTGGTTCAACAGATTCAAAGCGAAAAATAGTTGTAAGTATAATTGGCGAAAACCAGACAGGACGTATTGTTAGTAGTGTAACAGTAGCAGGTGTTAGCTGCTCACTCGCTAATCCAACTCCAACTTCACGAGTTCAAAATGGTGTTACCACGGGAGAAATTTGGTCAACTGACAGCTTCATTTCGTCTGGGACGACTGCAGACATTGTCATAAC